CCTCACGCTGCACAATCTGTTCACCGGTTCTGGGATCTACCCATTTCATGATCTCGGGTCTGATGCGACCAAACTTGTCAATCTTTTCACCATGAGGTTTGGGTTCAATTGGACCCAGCACTTCGTATGTGATGCAACCATTGCGGTACTTGCGAAAGTTCACATGCATGCGTCGACCCTGAGCACGATACTGTTCGTCACTGTGTGGCACAAATGCAGTGTAGAATTCATTCTGTAAGTCAGTCAGTGGAGGAATAGCAGGATCTCTTGCGGGCAGGTCTTTCATGGGTTCTTCTGGCACCATGTCAGCACGGTCCAGGTAGGGATTGCCATCACCAATGAATCTGGGATCAACTTCCACACCGTTGAGCACATCCATGGCCACTTGATATTTGAGCTTGTTGGCACGACCCTTGAGGTTCAGCACCACACCGGTTTGGTCAAACACAAAGCGTTCCAGGTCCGTGGCAGTGGGAAAGTCTGTCATCAAGCCTTCGGTATCAAACTCGGCATTGCTCGTGGCCAGGTGTGGCACTGGCACAGCAGGAGTCTGGGGTGTGGGGGTTTTCTTTGGGGCTGCCACAGCGGCTTTTTTTGCTGTGGCAGGTGCGGGATTGTCATCCCATGGGTTGATTTCGTCAGTCATGTCTTGTCCTTTCTAAACAAATCAAAATACTCCACACACCCTGTGCGTGTGGAGTGGGGGAAACTAAATTCCTTAGGCTCGGTTGCCTTTGGTGGGTCCACGACCAACATTGACCCGGGGCTTGAGTGGTTCAACGGTGCGGTCTCTAAATCCTTGCATTCCACGACCACGAGCCGCCACTGCGTCTGTGACCATGTCAGCTAGAGCACTGCGCTCTGAACCGCTCTTGCTCTTGGCAGCGATGAATTGATCACGCTTGCTGGCTGTGCCTGCATTGCCTGTGGTGGGGCCACGCTTTTGGTTTACGCTTTTGCTCTGCATGTTTTTGGTTGAAATCATATTAAATTACTCCGGGAGTTACGAACACTGAGCCTGTGGCTGAGTCACCTGCCGCGCTGATGTAAAGACTGCCTGTGCGATAGGTTGAATCAATCTTTAACATCACTGTGCTGGCTGGACCAATAATGGTTCCTATACCGTTGGCACCCGAAGTTGGTATGGAGGCATTGGTGTCTAGTGCATTGAAACTGTAGTTCACTGCAACCACATTGGCCGCATCAGGATTCACAACCAGCAACACATTGGGCATGCCGTATTCAGCAGTGCTTAGGGTTACTGAGGTATCAGTTGAATCATCAGCATACGAAACAATAGCTGATGGTCCTTGTGGGATGAAAGGTATAGTCATTGTGCTCTATCCTTAGTATTGGCTCTTGGGACCATAGTTGAAGTTGCTACGACCAGAAGCCACATCGGGTCGTGAACCTTTTTTCACTGCACCATAGTCTGGACCACCTGACTGACCCATGCGAATCTGGTCTGGATTGGCTGGTGATTTAGGCATGACACCACCTGCACCACGGTACTGTTGACCACGGTTGATGTTGTCTCTCGTGCTGCCTTGTGCAGGCAACCGGGGCATGGGTGATGTCATGGGCCGGCGGTCTGTGTCGCGTGTGACTGAAGCACCAACATTCTTTGGCAAGTCGCATGAACCATCATTGCCTGTGCGGTTTGGTGCTTGTGGTTTCTGTACCAGGCGTCCATCGTTTGAATGTCCTGACCATTGGTTGTGGGCAAAGCGGCTGGAACCTTTCTTGGGTCCATCGCCAATGCCGTCAAACTGCATGTTTCGGTCTGTTTGTGTTCCTGCTGGTTTCATTTTGTCTTTCCTTGTGATTTGGATTTTTTTGCAGTCTTTGCACTGGCACGAAATGCCGCTGCTGTGGGAGCGCCCTTGCTACCAGTGGGTCTCATGCGTTCACCTGAACCTGACGCAATGCGTTCACGCTTGGCTCTGATGTTGGCATACAATCCTGGTTTCTCTTTCATCTCAACACTTCCATCTTGCTCTGGCGGCCTTGCCGCGTTCTCCGGTCCAACCTCGGCTACGGGCACAAAAACTCTCATGTCTTGGTCCTGTGGCAGTGGGTGCCTTAAGATTGCTACCGGTGGCCTTGTTGTACTTGGCACGACCTTTGGCTGTGAGACCAGCACCTTTGGCCACTGACAATTTCTCGCCACGCCCTACACTGAGTTTCACATTCTTCTTCATAATACTATTTAGTCTTTGTTGGCTATACCAGTGATTTGAGCTATGGCTTGTGCAAATGCTGCTTGCTTGAGAGCCAGGGCGTCTTGTGAGTCAGTGACTTCCACAGTGGCCAGGGTTGAAAGGATCTTGCCTGATATGAGGTTGTGATACTTGTGTATGAGATGATTGTCATTGCCCTGTCGTGCAGCAAGAAAATCACTCACCAAGAGTTCTTCATAGCCAGTGCCAGTCTGAGTCTCAATGGCAGCCAAGAGATCCTGCACAGTGACCTTGTTGCGTGTGCCTGGAGGACGGCCTGCACCTTTTCTAGCACCGCCACGGCTGGAGACCTTGACCTTAGATTTTTTCTGAATCAATTCCGTTGTCATGCAGATATTTAGCGGAAAAGAAAAAGCCCTGCGGTTAACAGGGCCAAAACCTATAAACTTGGAGGCTTTAGGTTTTAATCATCATCTTGATCAGGTTTGTATAACCTAAATTGAGTTGCCAAATCAGATTCAAGATCTTGTTCAGAATAATAGTTTATAATTAGATATTGAGTGCTAAACAAAAACATCAGTTCAGCAATAGCATCTAATCTGGTGTCATTGGGATCTTTAGGTTGGTAATTTTTTACTTGTTGTTCCCACCAAGACTTGATTTCATCAAGCATTGCTTGGTTTAACTTTGTATGCATTACATCTTCCTTTTATGAACAAAGCCCTTTCGGGCCTTGCTTTTTATTTGTTTGCTATCTTTTCTAGATTCTTTGCAATACTGTTTAGACTCTCTCCTAACCAACTAATCAAATTGTATGTATCTGTTCCAAATTCAACTGTTCGGCTTGAGTCACTGTCTAAGTCCAACTCTCTTACCGCTTGTACTAGGTTTTTTAATGTATCTAGTGTTTCTACTTCGTGTGCTGTTTGCATTGTAAGCCTCCTATTGTTTAACAATGTGTAGCAATTATAACAGAGATTTCAGTTGCAGTCAAACAATAAGGTTAAATACACACATGAAACTGCCCAAATTGAAATATTATTACTATGCAATGACACCCGAAGACTATGTGAAATTTGAAGTCAGTCGTGAACTCACTGTGAGTGCCCAGTTGCGGGTTGATGTGATCCGTGGCACAGTGTCAGGGCGCACTGTGTTGATCCTGGCAGACTCAGTGACAGAAATAGATGAACATTTCCGGCGTGCTCATCGCTGGCGATCTGCTGTGTATGTGCTGCGCATTCCTCGTGAGCTGGTTCAGCGTGACCGCTTGCTGCGGGCCAGTGATCACTTGTATGAATATCGTGCCTGCATCACCATCCCGCACTGTGGTGTAGAACGAGTAGAACCTGCTGCCCTGACATGCAAGTGACCTTGTATCGCTGGCGAGCAGGCACCTGGCAGTGGCATCGGTGTGATGATGTGGCTGTGCCAGACCAGGTGCGTGACCGATTCATGACATGGTGGCAGGCTCATGAAAAATCTGCCAAAAATCATTCGCGGCCGCAGCGTCGGGAACCATTTCAATCTCCCAAGGCGTGCCCTGACACCAGCGATTCCAACGACCCAACATGGCATCTGGTAAATCACGACCCAGACTCAATTGTGTGAGTATGTCTGTCATGAGTTCTTCACTGCTGTAGTATTCACCCCGGCGACTCTTGCGAAACTGCTTTAATGGCGCACTGTACCAGGCATCTATCTCGGCTGTGTGACCACACACCTGCATGATTTCCTGTGCTCGTTCTGTGAACCAGGTCAGCATGCGTTGATGTTCGGCTGCTGACTGTTTGTAGTACACAGTGGCATAGGTCACACCGGGTCTGGGTGTCATTGTTCGTGTGCTTTTATAGCGGAATTGTGGCATGGGTATTCTCCTCCTGGGTTTCAAAATAAGGATCAAGTTCTGGGTCATATTCCTGTGTGCCGTCATGTCCGGCACCGGTGTAATGATCTGTTCGGGCTGCGGAATCCCAGCGCCAATGGCGTTGAGCGATCACTGCTTCTTGCGGATCATAAAATGGATCTGTGGGCAACACAGGCGCTTCCCAGCCATATGCACCATGCTCCTGATGTTCTAGGCGGTAGAACTCACCAAACGCTCTGATGCCAGCACGAAATTCTGCCAGCTGCACTGGTCTGCGTGTGTAGATGCAGTCATGCACAGTAAGCAACACTTCACGATCTTCACAGAACTGTTCAGCCCAGTCCAAGATTTCTCGTTCAGCATGTTGATACAAATAACTCACAACTGAATTGCCTTTGAGTTTCCGGCCGCCCTTTTCCCACAGCTCAGGCACTGATTTTAATTCAGCTGCCATGTTTACTCGAGCCAGGGCCACAATGGCATCATTCATGCTGTTTTGTTCTTGAACAAACTCCTGCACCCAGGCGTCGGTCATGGCACGATCCAGTCGGTTTTTTGCTGTGATAATCTGTGCCAGGGCTGGCTTTTGGTATCGACCATCAGCAACATATCCCGCTCCACGCAGCGGAGCACCAAATCCAATGGCAGTAACAAACTCTTTAACAAGTTTAACAGCCCAGTCTTGTGTGGTATCAAACACAGCCTGTGCCAGTCGCTGTCGAATGGCCTGTTTGTGATCCAAATATTCCAGTGTGGCTGGCATGGAGATTGTGGTGTTGTGTACAGCACAGATCTGTTGGAACCAGCTGAGCTTCCAGGCAAACACACTTGATTCAATATCATATTCATGACAGCGACCCAGCGCCGCATGTCGCACTATTTTGGGTGTGTTCTGCAGATTGGGCCCTTTGTAGTATCTGCGACCAAATGCACTTTCATTGCGAATCTGCAACAACTCTCCACCACCAGCCTGGGCCAACATCCAGATTTTTTGTGCATGCTTGAGATTGCGATCCCATTCTTCAATCAAGGCCTGTGATGCACGGGGATTGTCGCGATCATTTGCTAGATTTGATCGGATGTAGTTGCCAAGACTTTTCATATCAATGTGTGCAATATCATAATCATTGGTGAGGATTTCTTGTGAGAATTGTCCAGGGTATATTTCTTTCCAGAGTTCTTCTGGCGTACCAGCTGCCA